ATCACGGTCCGGCTCCGGGACGACGAGATCAACACCTTCATCCCGGAACTCGGTGCGTGGGTCAACGCTGTCAACCCGCACGGCGCTCGGTTGCCCGCCGCCGTGTATTCCCCTGACCTCGCCACGGCTCGCAGGGGCGGTCTGAGGGCTCTGGGGGGCTGTTGTGCGTGATGCCCTAGCCGTGGTGGCTGATAGGCTTCTGACGGCAGCCTCAGACGCTCTGAGCGATGACCTGCGCCCGGTGTGCAAGGTCTACCAGACGCACGGCATCCCGGTGATCTTCATGTGCTGCGAGTGCGAAGATGAAGAGTTGGGTGAGGAGGCCAATGGGGAGATCAGCATCCACTTCCGCCGTCTCTTCGACGCGGACGCTTCCACGCTCGACGAGGTGCGGCGTATCCGTCCCTGCAAGGGCGGGGCGACAGCCGCTCAGTTCCGGCTGGTGCTGGCCCGGTGCCGCCCCATCATTGACGAGAACGGGAACCTCCCGCCGTACGAAACATTGACCGACCACACCGGGGATCAACTCCGTGATGTGGAGTTGCTCTGGCAGGGGTTGGCCTGCTCCGGCATGGACCTCCGCATCGACGACATCTCGGCTGATCTCAGCGATCCTGGGACCTGCTCCGTCATCTTCGTGGACCTCACCGTGCAGGTGCAGGTTCCTCCGTTGCCTGTCGACCAATCGGCGTGATTGCTACGCTGCGGCTACCGTGGGCCGGAGGTTCTCCTCTAGTTCTCTCCGGCCCACGGCCAATCGCTAGAACAAAGGAGAACAGCGATGACTGAAGAAGTACGCCGTGACGTAGTCAAGTTGGGCCTCGACTTCCGGGCAATCCCGGTTGACCTCGGGGACGGCATCGAGTGGGAGTTCCACCCCGACCCCTCGCCCGAGCAGTGGTCCACCCTCGTGGACTCGCTCAAGAAGTTCACCAAGTTCGAGGACGACGACTTCGGGGGCTCGGCCTTCAAGGAGGCTCTCGCCGGCTTCACGAAGGCGATGTCCGAGATGCTCGTCAAGCCCGCGCAGCAGGCCGAGTGGATCGAGAAGGGCTACGGCCTCGGCCCCCAGCAGGCGATCTCTGAGGCACTGATGGGGATCTGGACGGGTTTCCCTACGACGCAGCAATCACCCTCTGGGAAGGGATCCAGGAAAACTGGATAAGCCTCGTCACGTCCTGGAACCTCAACGGTGTTCGGTGGAAGGAGTTCTCATTCGCAGAAATGCTCTGGATGGTTCACCTGACCACGATCGAGCAGATGAAGGAAGACAAGCCGCAGCAGGTTCGTCTGTACCTCAACCAAACCAAGGACTACACTGCTCTTCGTGAGTGGGACCGGTCCCAGATGAAGGATTCCTCAGACAAGTAGGCGGGAGGTGGGTTCATGGCAGGCGCAAGCGGCGTCTACGTCGGCGGCGGAGCGACGGTAGTCATGGACCCACCTCCCCTCGTCTACGTGAATGTCTTCCACCCCGCATCCGGCCCTGAGCGCCACCTCCGCAAGAAGGCAGAGGCCGTGGCAAGCATGGCGCGTAGCCTCGCCCCTGTCAAGACCGGGGCGCTGAAGGCGACAATCCGGGTCGACCAGAACCGCGACGAGAAGGGCCGGTTCTCGTTCGGCTTCGCGGTCTCTGCTGGAACCGACCACGGGTACTACGTTCACGAGGGAACCGGCCCCTCGCCCCGCTGGCCGTCCAACCGAAAGGTCATGAAGTTCCAGGGGTCAGGTGGCGACATCGTCTACCGCGACTTCGTCATGCACCCCGGCACTCCCGCGCAGCCGTTCCTCGCGGACGCGCTCGTAGCGATGGCGCGCTGAGATGCCGGGGCTCGGTCCACGCGTCGGCGGGGCACACGTCGACGTCAATCTCAAGTTCGACGACAAGTCTGTCGGTCAGGTCGGGAAGCAGATTCACCGACAGTTGTCGAGCCTGAGCAAGAGTCTGGCTGCGGTGGGCGAGCGGAACCGCAAGGTCTACCAGTCGATCGGCAAGGACGCGGTCACCGCGTGGCGCTCCCTCCTCGGCGTGATCACGACGGGCGCTCCTCACATGGGTTCCGCGATCAGCGCCGTGTCCGGTGCCGCGACCATGCTGGCCGGGTCGCTCTACTCCACCCTCCAGTCGTCGTACGCCCTGCTCCCCGTCTTCACCAGCCTCGGTGTCGCCAGTCTCACCCTCAAGGTCGGTATGCGGGGCTTCGCTCAGGCGGTGTCCGAGACCAATCCGAAAGCACTCAAAGAGATGCTCGCGGATATGCCGAAGTCGATGCAGAACGCGGTCATGGCGACCCGGAAACTCTCTAACGAGATGCGGGCTGCCATCTGGCCGAAGTTGTTCGCCGGGCTGAGCGAGGGCATCGAGAAACTCCGCAATACGGGCGTGATCCAGCGCGGTCTCGGCTTGATGGCCGACCAGTTGAACGGTCTGGCGAAGGGTGTTCTCAACTACGCCAACTCGGGGGCAGGCGTCAAGACCCTCAACAAGTTCTTCGCGAACAACGCGAAGGTGTTCGGGGCGCTGTCCAAGGCCGTGGTCCCGTTCCTCGACGGGTTCCTGCGGCTCGTCAACGCGCTGACCCCCTCAGCCATTCGTCTCTCTGGCCGCATCACCGATATGGCGAAGTCGTTCCAGTCCTGGACGAAGGAAGCAGGCTTCGGCAAGCGGATCGACGACATGATGAAGGGGGCCGAGAAGACGGCGGGCCTCCTCTTCAAGACGCTGGGCAATCTCGGCTCGGCCATTCTCAACGTGTTCAACATCGCGAACCCCTCCACGAACACGTTCCTCCAGATGCTGGTGGATGTCACCCAGCGGTTCGAGGACTGGACGAACAGCGTGGGCGGGAAGAACGCCATCGCGAAGTGGGCCGAGCAGTCGGTCGGCGTGATGAAGCAGTTGGGACACACCGTCGAGGCGGTGTTCAAGGTCCTCGCTGAACTCGCCGACCCCCGCGTCATCACGTCGTTCCTGAAGACGCTGGAGGGGGCGTTCAACCTTCTCGGCAAGTTGCCGCTGGACAAGATCGTGTCGGCCTTCGTCACTCTTTCCGAGGCGCTTCAGCCGGTGAGCAGCCTCTTCCTCGCCATCACCATCGGCGTCGTGTCTCTCAACATCCTGCTCGGTAGCCTGATCGGGCAGGTGGGCGGCGTGTTCTCCGTCCTCTTCAAACTCCTCAAGTTCAAACTTCTCATCAACATCCTCAAGGGGACGGGCGGCGGCGCGAACGCGGCTGGGAACGCCGCCGCTGGCGCGGCGAAGAAGATGGGCTTCCTGTCTCGAGCATGGGCGTTCCTGCTCAAGATCGTGGGCAAGGTGAAGTCCGTCTTCAGCGGGGTCACCGGGTTCTTCTCCAAGACCAGCGCGGCCACGGGGCAGACGGCGTCCAAGGTCAGCAGACTTGCCAGCGTGTTCAAGCCCGTGATGGGCATCCTCGCCCGGTTCGTGAAGTTCGCAGGGCCGGTAGGCATCGCGGTCTGGATCGGCATCATCATCTCCAAGTCCAAGGATCTCCAGGCGAAGTTGGGTGGGGTCTGGGACGCGATGAAGGGGGTGTGGAAGAACCTCTCCGGTGCGTTCAAGGAGATCGGCACCGCCCTCAAGCCGCTGGCCCCTGTCGCAGATGCGGCTGGCTCGGCGTTCGGCTTCGTCTTCGACATCCTCGACAAGATCGCCGAACTCGCCATCGGTCTGGTCCTGGACACCATCATCTACGGCTTCAAGTCGCTGGGGAACGTGATCAAGGGGCTCGGCTCCATCATCGCCGGCCTCATCAACGTGTTGGTCGGCCTGTTCACCCTGGACTTCGGCAAGGTCTGGGAAGGGCTGAAGCAGATGTTCTCCGGCCTCGGCCCGCTGCTGAAGGGCGCGTTCGGGCTGTTCATCACGTTCTTCGCCCCGGCGAAACTGGCGAAGATCGGGATGGGCTTGCTCAAGGGGCTGGGCAGTGGCATCGCGAAGGCGGTACCGGGACTCCTGGCGGGGATCGGCAAGTTGGTCGTCAGTGTCCTCAAGTTCTTCGTGACGCTGCCGTTCAAGTTGCTCAGGCTCGGTGGGCAGGCGATCGTGTGGCTGGGGAAGGCCGTGGTCAAGAACGGCCCGAAGGTGCTGATGGCGGTCGGCAAACTCTACCTCAACATCATCAAGTGGATCCTGAAGTTGCCCGGTCGCCTGCTCGATCTCGGCATGAAGGCAGTCCAGAAGTTGGGGAGCGCCGTCGTCAAGGGCACCCCGAAGGTTCTTTCAGCGGCTGGCAGAATCGTCGAGGGCGTCCTCAACTGGATCGCGAAACTGCCCGGACGCCTGCTCACTCTGGGCGGTCAGGCCGTCACGAAGTTGGGCAGCGCCATCCGGTCGGGGATCGGCACCCTGAAGAATATTGCCGGCGACATCGTCGAGTCGGTTGTGAACATCATCCGGGGTCTCCCCGGCAAGTTGCTCAACCTCGGCTCTAGCCTGCTCAACGCGGGCAAGACGCTGGGTGGCAAGATCCTCGAGGGCATCCGAAGCGGAATCACCGCCATCGGCGATATGGCCTCCAGTGTCGCCACTAGCCTGAAGAACGGTATCAACAGCGCCATCGGTCTCCCGAAGGACCTGTCGTTCAACGTGCTGGGCAAGAAGATCGGGTTCACCATTCCCGGCTTCGAGAAGGGCGGTATCGCTCCGGGTGGTCTGATCGCCGTTGGCGAGGGTGGCCCCGAACTCATGGCTCCTCCCCGTGGGTCGAGGATCTACTCGAACAAGGAGAGCAAGAAGATGATGGGCAGCGGACTTCCCAGCACGGTGATTCTCCGCGTGGGTGCCCGCGACTTCCTGGCCTACGTCGAAGAGGTGGCGGACGGTCGGATCGACGCCTCGGACAACCTCGCATGGCAGGGAGCCTGAGATGCCGCAGATCACCATCCCGCTCACGACGTATCTCATCAAGGAGAACCGGCCCGCGTACCCCGTCGGGTCACCCGGTGTCCTGACTCTCCAAGACACTGGTCCGGCCACGCACAAGGTCATGATCCGCGTCCCGGTCGACAAGATTCCCGTGGGAGCCGTGGTCACGACGGCGACCGTGAAGTTCTGGACGGCCGAGGCTGAGGCTGGTGCGACGCCCATCCGCATCCTCCCGATCGACGAGTCCTGGAAGTCTTCGGTCAAGTGGGACGGCCGACCTGCGCTCGGTGCCGTCATCACGACGACCTCGATCACCGACCCGGTCAAGGACGCGCTCTACTCCTTCGTCGTCACGGCGTGGGTCAACACCAGGAGCCGGAACGGGCTGGCGCTTGACACCACCATCGCCGACACGATCAACCTGCGCGGTTCCTCGGCATCGATCAACAAGCCGGTCATGGTGGTGGACTACTACACCCCGAACGACAAGCCGGTCGGTCTGTCTCCGCAGGGCGGGGCGGTCTCGGTGCCCAATCCCATCCTGACATACACGGGCGACCAGGACATGGATCACCAGAAGATCCAGTACTCCTCGGACGGCACGGTCGCCGGCATCACGTTCGACACCGGCTCCATCCCGGCCACCACGGGTCGCTACGTGCCCGCTGGGGGAGCGCCCGTGGCGGCGGTGGGGCAAACCATCTACTGGCGCGTCCAGACGTCTGGAGGGGGCGGTACGAGCCTGTGGAGTCCATGGGTGTTCTACTCCTACGAGCCCATCGAGGAGCCGGTCATCGTCACCCCGCTCGACGACACCGATGACGGCAGCCCTACCATGACCTGGACGGTGAGCGATCAGGTCTCGTGGCAGGCTGAACTCCAGCAGGGTTCCGAGGCGCTCTCGACGTCCACCTGGAACCTGGAATCTGACACCCGTGACTGGACCCCGTCGAACGGCGTGCCTCTGCCGGACGGCCACGGCCTGATGGTCCTGCGGACAACCGACTCCATTTCCCCGCGTGTGGCGGCTGAGGGGGCACCTGTCTGGTCGGAGGTGACGAAGGAGTTTAACACCGTCATCGCTGGCCCCGGTCCGGGCATCACGAACCTCGGGGTCTCTTTCGACGAGCCTGTCCCCGTCATCACCGGCACCCGCGCACTTGGCATCCCCGACGAGATCTCACTCTTGCGTGACGGCAAGGCGGTGTCCATCTGGGACGACGACGGCAACCCCCGCAAGTGGGCTCCTGCTGCTGACTTCTTCACCGGCACCAACTTCACCATCCGGGACTACACCGCGGAGCCCCGGAAGGAGCACACATGGTCCGTGATCACACGGACGAACGGGACGGCCTCGGGAGCCGGTCCTGAGGTCACGGATACCTTCGTCACCGGCAGCGTGTGGATGGTGAACCCGCGGACGGGCAAGCAGATCGAGATTCTCGGGAACAACGGAGTGCCCGTGGTGTCGCAGACCACGGAGGAGGGGTCGGTCCTGCACACCCCGGTCCACGGCAGCCTCGTGGTCGAGACGGTGCGTCGCAGGCTGATGCGGACCACCCGTTCGGGCGGCATCGAGGGTCTCGTGCTCAACGACGACGAAGACACCCTCGAGAAGTGGGCGCTCGCCGACTCGGGGCTGCGGTATCGACTCATCTTCGGCAAGGTCAACTGGCCCATCATCTTCGGCGACTACAGCCCGACCGACGTCTTCTACACCCACCCCGACCCTCAGTGCGAAGACACGCTGGTCCTCATCCTGCTCAACTGGTGGCAGCGGAAGGACGACTAGCCGTGCAGCACGCCGGTCGCAGCCCTGACGCTCTCGCTGCCTATCACCACTATCTCCAGCACGACCACGACTATCGAGTCTGGGTCGATGTGCTCACGATCAACCAAGAGTACGTCGATACGTTGGACCTGCTCGACGGGCAGATGAACTACTCGGACGGAAGAGATGGACCGCACCGGACGGGTTCTGTCATCCTGTCTGACCCGGAGGGTGCGTTGAACTTCGGAACCGACTACCTGCGCGACCCGAGTGGTATTCTCTGGATCAACCGGCTGATCCAGGTCTGGCACAAGGTCAGTGTCCCGAGTCACGGCGACTTCCTTACGTCCTGCATCGTAGGGCTGCCCACGTCGGTCGCCCGCTCTGGTGCGGAGGTCTCCCTCGAGATGGGGGACAAGTCCTTGCTCGCCGACCACGGTGTCCGTCCACGCACCTACAAGAAGGGCCAGCGCGTAGACCTTGTGCTCAAGTCAATTCTTCAGGATTGCACGGGCGAGAAGTTCATGAAGATCCCCAGGACCCAGAAGACGTTGAGTCGGGTCTACTCAGTCGGCATGGGTGAGGACTCGCTGACCCCGTGGCAGGCGTTCAAGCGCATCGCCGCGCAGGAGATGAACTGGCGGGCCTACTATGACGGACTGGGATGGGCCATCGCCGAGGACAACTCGGGTGCCAAGAACCCGGTCGTGGTCGAGTCTATGCTGGCACTCCCCTCGGCCTCGACGTCCTTCACCGACTTCTCCAACTACGTGCAGGTCACCAGCCACCGCACTCCCGTCAACAAGAGGGGTACGGAGAGGGACGAATCCCTCGTGACCTACATCTATGACAGCATCGTCGCGTTGCCCAAGGACAATGATCTCTCGGAGCAGTCGCTCGCCCGCACCAATGCGGCCAATCCACCCGTCACTGTTCCGCGGACGATGCCCCTCGTGGTCGTCAACGATGACAACAAGACGCTCAAGGGCACGCTGGATCAGGCGACCACCGAGTTGAAGTCCGACTCAGGTCTGGACGCGACAAAGACTTTCGAGATCATCCCGTTCTTCCACCTGGAGCCCTTCGAATACCTGAATCTGCCTGAGGGTGTGGGGAACGTCCGGCTCGCCGACGGTGCCTCCGTCCCGTACGGAGCGGGCGGTAACATGACAATCGGTACTCACAAGTGGGTCAGCAGGCCGTCGAAGGTCAAGCAGATCCGATCGAAGACAACCAAGCATCGTAGGAGAAGAAGGGGTGGGAGGAGGAACTGATGGGCATCAACGGTCTGCTAACCGACGTTCGCTGGGAGTGGACGGGGACTGAGGTCACCGCGGACTTGCTCACCGGCGAGACCGTCCTTCCCGTCCTCGACCCCGAGTCCATTACGGTGGGGGAGTTCGTCTGGGTCGCCGGGACCGGCCCCCTCGAGATCACCGAGGTGGATGTGGATGCGGCCACCTTCACCATCGAACCCGGACTCAGCATCGACGTGGACCGCGGGACCGAGGTGGCTCGTGACATCGGCGGTCAACCGGGTCGAGCGTGGGTGTGTGAGGTCATCCTCGCCGATGCCGAAAAGCCCGTCGAGGTTCCGCTCACCATCCACGATCTCGCCGTCATGCCCGAGGGCACCTACGACCCGCCCGTTGTCATCATCCTGTCGGACGATCTCGAGCGTGTTGAGAACCTGCCCGGATCACAGCCGATTATCCCCGGCTCGTACGTCACGGACTTGCCCGACGGTCCTGCCGGCGAGTCGGCCTACGACGTGGCCGTGGCGAACGGCTTCATCGGCACCGAGGAGGAGTGGCTCGCCTCGTTGGAAGGCGACCCCGGTAGCCCCGGCGATCCGGGAGACCCCGGCGATCCCGGCCTGTCCGCATACGAGGTTGCGGTGGCGAACGGCTTCGTGGGTACGGAGGCAGAGTGGCTCGCCTCTCTCGAGGGTGAGGAAGGCCCTCCAGGTGAACCCCCGCCGGACGTGCAGCCTGCCGCGTCGCCGACGCCGACCGTCGAGTCCGGCCCGTCATGCGCCATCATCCGCTTTCCGTACCTGCTCGATGCACAGACTTACGACTTGTATCACACGTATGTCAACACTGACGCAAAGGACGCGACCACCCTCCTGATGGAGAACGTGACCTCGCCGGTCTGGATCTACTACGACAAGAACCGCGTCCCGCTGTCGCTCGAAGCGGACTCGTACTTCGCCATCGTGGCTCGCAACGGTGTGGAGGACGCTGCGCCCTCACCGTGGGTGGCGGGCCGACCGGGACAGGTGCAGCCGGATTACCAGACTCAGTTGATGGGCGACGTGATCGCGACCCGCCTGTCCGGTCAGACGGTTGAAGGTGCGACGCTCAAGGGCGGCGTGCTGGACATCCTCGGTGCGTTGTACGCGACCAACGGGTTCCTCGACATCACGGCGAACCAGATGCAGGCCCTCGCGGCGGTGTTCAAGGACAACGTCTCGGTTCAGGGTACCAAGAACAAGTTGGCCGGGGACCTGGAGATCGGGACTGGCGTTACCGCCCCGACCTCGAAGGCCAGTGTCTCGGCAGGGCCGTGGACGACCAAGACCATGCCCAGCGCGATCAAGCGGTGCTGGCAGATGTGCGACACCCCGGATGGAACGTCGCACCTCGCCGTGACGAACCTCGAAACCGGGTCCAGCAACTCAACGGTGTACATCATCCGCAAGTCGGACGCTGTGGTGCAGGGCTCATTCCTCCTCGGCAGCACGCCTACCTCAACGAAGACCCCGGTGAGCATGTGCCGGATCGGGAACACTCTGTACGTCCTCATCACCGACGCGGTCGACGCGACCGACGCCAACTCCTACTGGATCTACTCCTACGACATCTCGGGCTCCTTGACCGGCACCAAGGCGAGAGCATCCTCTGGTCGGCTGTTCGGGTCACAGGTGAATAGAGTCGCCCTCGGTGTCTACAACGGCGAATTGATCACCGCGTGGATCAACGCCAGCAAGCAACAGCGCCACAAGACCTGGAACCCCTCGACCTTCGCGCAGACGAGTGACAACACCAGCGCCTTCACTTACGGTGCCCGCGAGGACGTGCTGGCCGTGTTCCAGCAGGGCACCGGGAACGTCTCGGTTTGGGTGAACGGATACATGCCGGGTGCCTACAACCTCGCGATGTCCACCGCTGCGACGGAAGAGACATTCCCTCTTCCCTCCGGCACGTTCTACGGACTCTACTTCGACGGCACGCGGATGCACGCGATCACGACGACCAAGATCTACTCGGGCAGCAAGCATCCGGGTGGGTCGTACGACTACCAGTGGACGCAGGTAGACAACGACACCACGGCGGGCTCAACAACGGCGGAGTCCACACCCTCGGCAATCCTCACGTCGAGCGCGGTGCCGCGCTGGCAGTTCCCGATCATCACGACTCCACCGCCTGACGACGACGGAACGACCAACGGTGCGAACACGGTGGGCGTCTACGCCGCGCCGACCGGATTCGCTGGTGGGCCTCGCAAGCAAGTGATGTCGCCTGCGCCCGCTGCCCCGGCTTCGTACGCGGAGAACACCCGTGCGTTCTCGTTCGACGAGATCCTCACGTCCGGCGTAGTGCCGCCGACCATCAACGGATTCCTCGACTCCGCTCACGTCGCGACCAACCAGCCGGGACGTCTGTGGTCCCTGCCGACCGACGCAGGCGGCAAGCAACTCATCGAGGTCAAGGGTGACGGCCTCGCGCCACGCTTCCGAAACCTCCGCATGATTCGTCCTCAGATCCGTCGGCGACGCGACGCGACTCAGACCTACGCCGTCACCACGTGGGAGGCGCACTCGTACAACACCGCGATCGAGCGGTCTGAGGGAATCACAGTCACCAGCAGCAACACGTACACCATCGTTCGGCCCGGTGAGTACGAGGTCTACGTCCACACCACTTGGGACTGCACCGCTGCTCTCCGCCGTGTCGTGGACGCCATCGTGATCAACGGAACGAGGGTCGCTCGCGCAGAGGGCAACACTCCGGCCGCAGGCGCACACACAGGCGTCGGGTTCGCCCAGACCATCAAGCGCACCTACTCGCTCGTTGCGGGTGACACCATCCAAGCGCACGGCTGGCAGTCCGGTGGATCGGGTGCAACCACCGTCAACACTCTCGGCGACACAGGTGGCGAGGCGCAGACCTTCATCGAGATCACCTACGTAGGCGAAACCACGTGACAAGGAGAACCTGATGTCCGTTGACCCATCGCTCACCAGCCCAACGAGGCCACCGCCGGACGACACCCCACCCGACCGTGTCTACTACAGCATGAGGACGGGGCAGCCGATCTCCGTCGAGGAGGCTGACGCTCTCGGTCCGGGTATGTCGTGGAGCGAGCCGGTGACCAAGGCCGACAAGGCGAAGGCCGACAAGACGATCGCCGACCGGAAGGCGGCTCAGGCGTCCATCGATGCCCGCATCAAGGCGGACAGAGAGCGGAAGCCCCCGCCAAACCCCGCCGCGAGGTAGTATCGTCACAACAAGGAGGAACACCATGAAGAACAGCGCAGCACCGGGAACACCGCAGACACCGACCAAGGCGATCTTCACTGCCATCGTCGGCTTCGTGATCGCAGTCGGCGGCTACTACGTGGCCGACGACGACCCGTTCACCCGCAAGGAACTGGTCGAGGCACTCCTGCTCGGCCTGACTGGCTCGGGCCTGACGGGCGCTGCGGCCTACTTCCCACGCAACAAGCCGACGGGGTAGTCCTTGCTGAACAAGATTCGTAGCGGCCTGCGCTGGGTCAGGGGGGCGCTGTCCTTCACGACCCGGAGCACGTTGCAGCGGATCGTCAGGGCGGTCGCGTATGGCCTGATCGGGGCGGCAGGGGCGCTGCTCCTCATCAGCCCGGTGTTCATGGCCGACGCGACCCCCACCGCAGTACTCATGTCGTGGTTCATCCTCGTCGGGGGTACCTCCTCGGCGCTGGGAACTGCGACTGACAGGTGGGTCGGCGAGTTCGTCGGCCTGCCACTGCTGGGACCGGCGTTCGCAGTGTTCGGCGCGATCACCTACCGTGAGTCCCACGTGGCCGCGCCGTACCTCGCCGCCGCGAACCTCACCCTCCTGCTCGGTCTCGCGCTACTGTTCATGGCCCGATGGATCTACGTTCTCGGGGTGTTCCACGCGGCCGACCGGCTGACGCGCAAGAACCGGAGGAAGACGTGAGCGACGAGACCTTTCGTACCCTCATCATCGCTCTGCTCGGAACGGGCGGTGCCACGTTCCTCTGGACAATCGTCAAGAGCGTCATCGCGTTCAAGAACAGCGCGGAGGGCCGCGAGGACAAGGCGGTCGGGCGGCTGGAGAAGTTCGAGGAGACCTGCCGCAAGCAACTGACCACCTCTCGCAAGTGGAGCGGGTACTGGTCTCGCCGTGCTGCGCGGTTCGAGCGCATTATCCTCGTGAACTGCCCAGACAAGATGCCGGACAATCTCGAACCAGAGCCGGAGGAAGTGGAAGAGTGACATCGCCAGAGAAATGGCAGACAACAGCCCGACCCGGTCGGGGGTTGATCATCCTCATCGTCATCTCGGGGTTCTGCCTTGCGTCAGTGATTGGGCTTCTGTTCTGGGACAATCACCAGCAGGACCTGGACATCGACGGCCTCGCCGGTGTCGCGCAGTCCAACGAGAACACGGTGGACGCGCTCTGCAAGAAGACACCACGTGACCCCATCTGCAAGGCGGCGAAGGAGATCCCTGACACGTCCGACGTGGTGGACCAGCAGGAGATCCAAGACGCCGAGGTACAGGACCCCGAGATCCAAGACCCGGAGATCCAGGACCGTGAGAACCAACAGGCAGAGCGGCAGGACGCTGAGGGGCAAGACCCCGAGGCGCAGGACGGCGAGGTGCAGGACCCGGAGCCGGACGACCCCGAGGCGCAAGACCCTGAGGTGCAGGACCCGGAGATCGACGATCCGGACCCGAACAGCGCGTTGAACTTTGAGGTCGCTGACAACTGCACTCCACCAGCGGGCGAGGTTGTCACCGACGTGGGGCTCCAGGTCCGGAGGGACCCCGGCGTGGTGACCTACATCATCACGTGCCAGACCGCAGCGACTAACCCACCTGCTACACTGAGGTGACCACCTAGAGGAGAGGGATCCCATGAGCACACTGCCAGCGAATCTGCCCGAGCGCCTGAGGAAGCGGGGACTGAAGGTCGTCGAGATCGACGGCTGGCGGTTCCGGGGTCGTCCGGCCAGTACCGGGGGCTTCAACCCGGTCGGTGTCCTCAATCACCACACGGGGGCACGTGACGTCCTCGGCGACTTCGCCGACGACCTGTCCTACGCGAACTGGATGGCGAAGGTCGGCCGGGCCGATCTCCCGGCACCACTCGTCCAACTCTCCCTCAGCCTGGAGGGCACCGTCTACGTCCTCGCGGCTGGCCGGTCCAACCATGCGGGCACGGCGAAGTCGTCCGGTTCCGTCGCGGCCGGCGATGGCAACAGTCTCTACTGCGGCATCGAGTGGATGCTCAGTGGGACGCAGCCCATCCCAGACAAGATGTACCACGCGGGCGTCGTGCTCAACGCGACGCTCCTCGACATCTTTGACTCGTCCGTGCAGGCGATCTCCTGTCACTACCAGACCTCGGTCACCGGCAAGTGGGACATCGGCGACCCGAGCGGCCTGCCGTTCATGGGGCACAAGGTCTTCAACGTGCCGAAGTTCCGTGGTGCTGTCCTCGACTACCGCCGCCCGAAGCCCGAGCCCGACAACTTCGTGGACCTGACCCTCGGCCTCGCACCGATGCAGTTCAGTGACACCCCACGGGAGATGACCGCTGACGCCAAGAAGATCTTTGGTCTCGGCAAGCACATCCACTTCGGCACCGAGGCGGGCCGGGGCAACGACCTGTTCGAAATCCTTCCCACGGTCGCACGGGGTGAGGGCTACCGCTGGTTCAACAGGGTCGGCGACTGGCTCGCTGTCCACCGCGACATCGTCAAGGGCGGCTGGGACGCCGACTTCATCCCGGTCCTCAAGCACACCGAGGGCGTCGGTCATCACGGCACCCGTGGCGTGACGTGGGCTTCCTTCGACGCGGGGCTGGGTCTCAACCGGGAGATCCACATCGCGGCGGCGCACTATCTCACGAAGGGCCGCAAGCCGGGAGACCCGAACTTCAACCTCAACCGCGAACTCGCCGAAGCGATCGGGGACTGGGCGAGGGCTCACGGTGCCGGGACCAACATCGTTCTCTATGGCGGTGACCAGAACATCGTGGACCGCTTCGACGACACGTTCTTCGGACAGCCGCTGACCTCGCTCCAGGACGAACTCAAGAAGTGGGAGGGCACCGGCCACGGCGCGATCGACGTGCTGGCGACCTACGACCGGGACGGCGCTGTCTCCGCCAAGTCGGTGAACACCCGCACCGACAAGGAGTTCCACCTGCACACGGACCACTTCTACACCGAGGGTGTGGTCCGGGTTCGCAAGGCCAAGGCCGCCTGAAGCGCTCAGAAGCCCCTCAGACGTCGCTGGGCTGGCGGGCGGGTAGTTGGCCCACCACATACCCCGCGAGCGTCTGAGGGGCTCTGAGCGCATCCTCAGAGCGGTGTGAGGGCTGCCACACCCGCCGCAAACCGCTCCAACTCCTCCACCTCGCGCTTGGCGAGGCTGCCCACACGGTCGAAGGCTCGGTTCGACCAGACGTCGTGCTCGATCTCGACCTCGGTAAGCGCCCGGTCCAGTTCGTCGATTGACATCGACCGGAGGAGCCGCGCTGCCTCGCCGATTCCCTCGCGCACATGCACGGTGTCCACGTGGACCGAGGGGATGCCGTGCCACGCTGCCTCCAGCGCGGACATCCCGTAGGTCTCGTATCGCGACGGAACCAGCAGCACGCGGGTCTCGGCCCAGAGTTTGCCCATCTCGTTGGGATGCAGGCGCGGCCAGACCTCGACATTGTCCAGCCTGTCCACCTGCTCCCAGAACAGAGGATCGCCGTGGGTTGCGTGCGCGGGCGACTCGACGATGATGAACCGCTGGTCGTGACGCCGTTCCGCGAGTTTGAGCACGCGGCCCGCTCCCTTGTTCAGGAGGGACGAGGTCAGCGTCAGCGCGTCATGTGGGCCGTTCGGCATCTCGGAGGGGCCGCCGACAGGCGGGTGCAGGAGCCACCCCTTCGGGTCATGCCAGTTCTTTCGGGCAGCCTTCGTGTTGTAGAGACGCACCGTGGCCGCGTGCCATGCTCGCCGCAGGTCACCGCCGAACTGAGGTGGCGCGTGGACAGCGAGGATAGACGGAAGGTGCATCTTCCTCGCGGCCCGGATGGTGCTCTGAGACAACGTGGAGTGCCCGAACAGGACGCTGGCACCGCACTCCTTCGCGTCGTCCATGATGCACTGGAACGACGACCCGGACCCCGGCTGCACCGCGACCCCGTCGAGGTAGTAGGAGTCATGCGTCGTGGTGAACACGACAGTACCCGGCACGGCGCTGAGGGTGCGGTGGGTGGAGATCTCCCCGCCCATCGACCAGAGCGGTGGGTAGCCGTGAAGGAACGCGGCGAGACTCACCGAAGACGGTTCTTCCAGTCGCGGTCCTGCGTCCAGCGGATGTATGCCATCCGGTCGGCCTTGCGGATGTTGGGATTCCGCCCACCCTCCTGGTAGGTGCGGTCGTCGATCTGCTCACCCTCGATCCATGGGTGGCGGTGCTGGATCTCGACCGGCACGAACACGAAGTTCTTCAGGTACCGACCGATGTCCCTCGCCACGTTGTCCAGGAACAGGTGGCGGATGGTGGGCGGCGCGAGGTACCCGAGGCGGCGGTAGACCTCCGTCTGGGTGACGTAGTGCGTCGGCAGGTCCGGCTCGTGCTTCTTCCGCAGGCCGTCGTCACCGTAGGCCACGCCGAGGTTGTCCCCGAGTGCCTCTACGAGCGCCGCGTCCCAGCCGTGGTCCACGGGCACCACGTCGTCACCGAACATCCCGATGTGGGACACGCCGTCCTTCTCGGCGCGTGCGGCCACTTCGTTCAGGGACGCCCCGAAGCCGATGCGCTCGCCAGAGATAACCGTGATCTGCTTCTCGTAGTAAGACCACTTGTCTAGGAGGTCGTCGTAGCCCAGCAGGGCCGGGTCGTCGTAGTCGATGCGGAGGTACAGGTGCCAGTCCACAGCGGTCATCGTGGTCGCCTCAAGGAAGCGGTGCAGATTGCCGGGTCGGCCCCGCGTGGGGAGCAGGATGCCGAGAGTCACCGGACCTCGACCTCGACGTTCTCCACCTTGACGTAGGTGTCGAGGAAGGCGACCTTCCGCTCCTTGTGGTACGTCACCTCGTAGTACCGACCGTCCGGCAGGTCCGTGGAGCAGAGGGCCTTCCAGTAGCCCAGCACGTAGGCGAACCAGACGACGTAGACCGTTCCGTCGGTGACGCCGCGGACGATGTCCTTGGCCATCTCGGGGAATGACTGCCCCTCGTCATCTGCTGAAAACGGGATGCCCTTCAGGTTGTCAGCCATGCTGCCTACTCCTTCTCATAGGGTGACTTACCAGGAAAAAGGTACCTCAACACCGGCTCTACGGCTGAGCGGAACGTGTCGTTCCCGGAAGAGAGCCATGCGCCCTGCGGGAACGGGTGGTGCTTCCGCAGCATCTTGGGGTCGGGGTGCTCGACTCCGCCAATGTCGGCGATGGCCCCGTACAGCGTTCTCAGGTGGACGGCGTCAACGTGGACACTCTTCGCCCAGCGCAGCGCCTCCCGCATCTCCGTCTTGTGGATGACCAGCGGCAGGTGAACGTCGTACGACATCGCGTCCATCAGCCCGCGCTTCTCCATCAGCGCGGCGGTCGCCCGCAGCCCCTTCGCCCACGGCGTCTTCGAGGCAGCGTTCTCCTTGAGCAGGATGTCCAGCGGGCCACGGTGGTAGATCGGTACGCGGCCGACGGGGTGCATCGCGTAGAAGTCGTCGTTCCAGAGCAGGAAGGGGTCGCTCACCTCGGCGACGTTGCAGGCTGCCGCGATGTGGCCTCGCGTCGAGGAGTACGGCGACCCGCCCTGCATCCGGTGCCGGTACTCCACGGTGTCGCGGTTGAGCCATGAGGGGGCACCGCCGAAGACCCAGACGCGGTCGTACTCGATGTTCTCCAGCGTGCGGAGGGAGTACCGGAGTTCCGGGTTGTCTCCATCTCGGTTCGCGTAGACAACGTCCATCAGAGAAGGTCTCCGCCGTCAGCGTAGTGGGTTGTGTCGGTGTCGATCTCGACGACCCGTGCGATGGTCTCCCTCTCCGCCAACTTCCGGACGTACTTCCCCGGGTCCATGAGGTTGATGCCCGCGTGGCCCACCCGCCATTCCGCAGCACCAGCGTTCCAGTACTCGACTCGACAGAACGTGGGCACCGGGATCACAGAACGCTCTCGAGTTCGTCGGCGGTGAACTGCTCCACGAGGCGCTCGTACTCGGGACGGTGGGCATCCCGCAGCGCGGCCAGCGCCCGCCGTCGAATCTTCTCGCGTTCGCGGTTGCGGGCCATGCCGTTCTTCGCCCGGTACTCCCGCACGTACTCGTTGATCGCCGCACGACATTCATCGCACGGCGGCTCACTGATGCGACGATGGGCGTAGTATCCGCCCCTCGTCCCGTGGTTGATCATGTCAGACTCCCTCGCTATGGACCACGACGCGCCCCTGCGTGACAATCATAGGGGCACTCTCGAACGACTTGAGGCTGTCCACCTCATACCCGAGCGGCACGGTCACCTCCTGGGGTCGACTGGCGTGGTACCTGATGGACGACGCCACCATGGACGCCGCGTCGTCACTGTCCGCGTGGAACCCGTAGGACAGCCACGTCCCGTTCCCGCTTCTCAGCGTCGCACAGGACACTGCCTCGTGGCCGAGCACGACGTCGTGCAGTACCGCCCCGATCGCAGCGTCCGGTACCTGGACGTGCGCGGTGTACTCGTTCATACCAGTTCCTCCATCTCATTGACGCGGTCCTGGTCTGAGTCCCAGAACACACGCTTCATCTTGGTGCCTCGGTGCTTGTTCAGGCCGCGCCAGTCGACCTCTCCCCACTCGTACTCATCGCCGCCCCTCGGGCAGACGCGCAGGTAGTGGTTCCCCATCTCGTACTGCTGGAGCATCGTGTACTCGTGCTCCGACAGGATGGCCCGGTTGTCCGCGGTACGGATGAGCGACTTGGTCTCGTTGACCGACTCGACCCAATGCTCGTACGCGAACGACGGCATCGTGAACGCGTCCTTGCCCGCCTGGAACAGCGTGGCGAGAAAGCCGACGTCTTCACCCACGACGCCGAACTGCTCGAGGTTGAGCCGGATGTCGTCTTGCTCCAGCCGCTCCAGGTCCCACGCGGTCCACTGGCGCGGCGTGCTGCCGCCGTTCAGCAGGTATCGCGTCTGCTGGTTCCGGTTGTCGAACGACCGCAGCCGCTTGATCGCGGTGCCGATCACCGCGTTGGGCTCCTCGTCGAACACCATGTTCGCGACCAGCCCCATCATCGTGACGGTGGCCTCTTCCAGCGCAGCCACCCCGCCGAACTCGGCGATGTCCTCCTTGTCGAAGACCCGGCTGCACGGCATCCCCGCGTTCGGCCCGCGCACGAAGTGATGCTGATACAGGGGGCGGAACTGGAGCAGGTCGTCGTCGAGCATGACGGCCCGCTGGTGCCCGTACTCCCTCGCAAGGTCGTACGCGCCCCAGCGGGCCGCTCCACAGGAGTTGATCTGCCCGTCGGGCAGCGCCTCGAACCGCATGGCAGGGAAGTTCCTGCGGTACTCGGCTGCCTGTGACTCCCGGACGACCACGTGAACGTCGTCCAGTCGCCCCCACTCTGCCATACGGGTCAGGGTGGGCGCGTCGTATCGGTTGTAGGAGATCACCCACACCGGGAGGCGGTCCTCCTTCTCCGCCCGGTACAGGTGGTGGAACATCTCATCTCTGAGCATCAGTCGGCGTCCGCCCCTCGGTACTTGTCGGTCATGAGGGCACCGCAGTCGAGACACTTCTCGTGTTCACCGGGTCGCCCCTCGAGAAAGATGCGGGTTGAACCGTGGTTGCATTCGTCGCCGAACAACGCCGCCTTGAGGTTGTCGGCAGCCTCGGTCAGCCACACATCGCGGGCGATGGGTGCCACCCGCAGGCACAACTCCGTGACGTACTCCCGCTTCTGCTCGTCGGGGAGGTTGTCCACGTTGTCGCAGTAGGCGTTGAAGTCGTCGACGATATCCTTGATCGCGATGTCCGCCGCCTGCCCCGTGGTCTCCTCAGTTTCCGCCAGGAACCACGACAGCATGAGGTTGACCTCGTCTGGTCCGTCCATCTTGCCGGCGAGCCAGCATCCGTACTTGATCCCGTAGACCAGCAGGTCGATCAAGGTGTCCGCCGAACTGTCGTACTCGTCGCCAACTCCCAGCCGGTCCACCTTGCGGGCCATGTTCGCCAGGATCGACATCTTCTCGCCGCGCTTCTTCCACGAGTCGCCGTACGACGCGTGCTTCTTCGCGTGCAGGTCTTTGACGAAGTCGTAGAACGCCCGTACAGCCTCGCTGGTGGGTGCGCCGGTACCCGCGCCCGCCGCACCGCTGCGCGACGTCTGAGGGGCCTCTGAGAGCACGCTGGCGGGCACGCGACCTATTGCCACGGCCAGCGCCGTGCCGTGGAGCATCTCGAGCCAGCGGGGCTCGCGCTGCCAGTACCACGCGATGGCGATGGCCCACGATCGGAACAGCGGCTCATCGAAGTCCTCGAGAAGTTCCGGCGTGGCCTGCCCCGCACGACACATCCCCTCCCACGAGAACCAGCGGTCGATCATGATGTCCACCCACTCCAGGGTCCGGTCCATGTGGTCCGGCATCTGGAACGGGGTGATCGCGTGGGGGAACGGGTCGTTCTCGAGACGACTGGCCTTGTCCCAGTGTGGTGCGTAGAGATGCAGGTTGCCGATGTTGAACGTGAGGGTGCCCACGGTGTTCCCGATCAGGTGAGCCACGATCTCCTGGAGGGTGCTCCATTCGAAGGCGTTGATGCCCGACCAGCCCCACATCACGTCGTTGGACCGCACGGTCACTGTCAGGTGCAGGGCACCGAGGCGGCTCTGGAACTGCAAGAAGTCGTTGCAGGGGATGTCCTTGCCCGGATTCGTGTCCATCTTCGGGTCGTAGATCGAGATCACCGCACGCCGGGACAGCGGGTCTTCCCTGAGCACATCCACGACGTGGGCGAGTTGGTCTCCCCCGATCAAGCCCTCGTCGTTCTGATGCGGCCAGCCGCCCCACATCCTGATCCGCGGACCATAGCCCCCGCGCCACGTCTTCCCGTCGTCGGAGTAGTCCTTGGCTCGCGGCAGGTACGCGCTCAGCCACTCGATGTCGTTGCGCCCCGCCAGCACCCACATCGTCTCAGCGATCTGCGCGAAGACGTTGGCCTTGCGGTTGAGGCTGAGAACCTCACGGTGCTGCGGGTCGGTCAGGACGATCTGGGTGTTCAGCAGTTCCTTCACCCGCCCGTTCCTGCTGCCGACCTCGTCACCGATGTCCAGCAGCCGTGAGCAGATAAACGGCAGCGCCTCGGTCACCGTTGGAAACGTGTACTTCTGGTTCATGTGTCGCCTTTCTCGATGTGTTGCCTACACCTAAGCCTAGCAGGTGGGGCTAGGCGATGAACAGTGGGGAGTTTCTACCACCACTGCGGAAGGACCGGAGCGGGCTGAGCGCCGGGGTGTGCCGGTCGGTACGGAGTCTTCTTGCGCGGGTTGACTGTCTCACGGACGTACTTGCCGAACTCGCAGAGGGTGTTCTGCACGTCCATCGGTGTGAGGGGGCGCTTGTTCAGCCTGACAAGCGGGTCGTCCCTCCAGTCGACGGTGAGGTCGTGGATCACGTTCTCCGGCTTCTTCGAGGAGTTGATCAGCGCGGCACCGCGGATGGCACCGGGGCCAGCCACGACGAACGACAGGTCCGGCTCTTCGTCCTCGGGGTGGAGGTAGAGCCAGTCGGTGAGGATCTGCATCGACAGGAACTTCCCGAGGCCGGGGGTAGACCGCAGGATGGAGAACCGCTCTTCCTGGGTGGTGGCCGCTAGGAACGCCCTCCCATTGTTCACGAGGAACGAGCCTGTGACGCGCAGCGCCCCACCCACCTTGTCGTTCGGGGTTCCCGGCTCCGGGACGATGATGTACGCACCGCTGAAGACCCGGTTCCCGCTCTTCCGGTAGGCATCCAGAGCCTGGAACAGAATAGCCTGCTGGTGGACAAACTCTGTCGCAAGAGGGAAGTGCCCCAGCGCGGCTCGCATCGCGTACCACGTCGACGGCTTGTTCGTCAGCCGGTAGAAGACCAGCCGGGCGATCACGTTCGCCGGGTCCTCGTCCTGCAACTCGAACACGAACTGCGAGCCGGGGTCCAGCACGCGGAACATATTCGTGAACTTGCGGTTCGCCAGCACCGGGTCGTTGGTCCACGGCTGAGGCACGTCGTACTGGCGGGCGAGCCAGATCTTGTGCCTCTCCCACACCATCCCCCGGTAGAGGTCCAGCATCTTCTCGTCTTCGGTCATCAGTGTCCTGCCTTGTACCAGTCGTGGGCGGGCTTCCCGCTTGTCAGGGGGAAGGGAACTTCTCGGAACTTCGTGGTGAAGCACGCTTCGGCTTCAGCCTTCATGGCCTCGTGGTTGTCCTTGGGGAACGAGAAGACCACGGCGTCGTGGACCGTGATCTTGAGGTAGTGCAGCAGGCCCGCGTCTCGGCACCGGATCAACCCGTCCACGAGTAGTTCGCGGGTGCCGTTCTGGCCGTACAGAGCAGGAGACTGGGTGTACTCACGTCCCGGCTCGAGGTAGAGCACCCCACCCCACGCATTCCGCAGGGTGCCGCTCTCCCCTTCTTCACGTGCCTTCTTCATCCACTTGGCGACCGACGGGTAGGCCTCGCCGAACTTCTTGATCACGTCGTGGCCCTTGGACAGCGGGATGCCCACCGTCTCGCTCACCCGCTTGCCCCCAGCGCCGTACGGAATGGCGTGGGTGGCGTCCTTCGCCCGCTGACGAAGCCCCTTCGGGTCCGTCTCGAACTTGTCGCCGAAGCACCATCGCGCCGTCTGGATGTGCGCGTCGAAGTTCGGGTTGGTCATGTCTCTCAGGTAGCGCCGGTCTCCACTGTACGCCGCGACGACACGGGCGTCAGCCGCGGAGAAGTCCATCTCGTACAGGACGTGGTCCTCAGCGTCGGCCACGAAGTACGACTTCTCCACGGCACCCGGCCCCCGCGCTGTCCAGACAGACAGGCCGGGGCTGGACACCGAGAAGCGCCGTGACCGCTGGAGCGACGTGATCTCCGGGTGGACAAACCCGTCGTCCTGCACGTTGTCGAGCGCGAGCCGCGCCAGCGACCGCTGTCCCAGCAATTCGCCGAGCGCCTCGCCGAGCGCCTCGTTCTTCGTGCCCTCGGTCACACCCTTGATCGCGTCACCGGACAGGGACGGTGCGCCCTTCTTCGTCTTGGGCAGCCGCTTCGCATCCGGCCCCAGGATGTCTAGGATCGCCTGCTTCCCCGCGTTGCTCCTCCACGGCTGCTTCCCCTTCGTGGGGAACCCGTAGTCCATCACCAGATCAACGAGCAGGGCGTCCTTCCGGCGCTGAAGTTCCAGCACCCGTGCCTCGGCCACTGGCCGGTCCACGCGGAATCCGTTACGGCTGATCTGGGCGTTGATCGCCGCCACCTCTTGCTCTCGCCACTCGTAGTCCGTCGGGTGGGCGACGCTGAACATGGCCCGCGCCAACTCCCGGTCCGCCACCACGTCCTGTCGCGCATAGGCGCGGTACTCGTCGTTGATGGGGATCTCGCCGATGTCGCAGCCGTACCGTTTCGCCATCTCCTTCAGGTCACCGTGCTTGCCGGGGATGCCGAAGGTGAAGCATGTGTTCTCGAGCGAGTGGAACGCCATCGCGGACCCCGGCGAGTTCGAGAGTTGGACCACACCCCTCGCGTTGAGGAAGCGGTCAGGTGCGGGGGTGACGCAGGTTGCGTGGATGAAGGTGTCGAACACCGGGAGGTTGAGCGCTTCGTCGCCGAGCAGGTAGGACAGGTCGTAAGAGTGGATCTGGTGGCCGATGATCAACCGGGCCGACCGCAGCGCGTCGACCACCTCGTCGAAGTCTTCGGTGACCACCACGTCACCCTCGCCCCATGCGTACTGACCCAGCCGGAAGAAGTCACGGGGGTCGGTGTTCCAGCGGTGGTCCGACGAAAGGGTCTCCGTGTCGAAGGTGAGCACGTCGTCGTCGAACATGTGGAGGTCCAGCCCGTGCGCCTGCTTCAGCGCGAACTGGACATAGTACTGAGCGTTCGGGTAGCCGACCTCCTTGCGGAAGCCGCCCCCGTTCTGGTCGGGGATCCACACCGTGTCGTGGAACTGCTTCGGCCCAAGAGTGCGGACGGCGGCGTTCTGGTCGAGCAGGTCGAACGCGAGGTCGGCGTCGCCGTCGGTGTACCGAACCTTGAGGGGCCTGCCGAGGGCGGCTAGGGCTGCCTCTCGGATGATGGACTTGGCCGCGTCCGGGAACTTCACCCGGTTCATCGCGATGGTGTCCACGGCCCTCCTGTCTAAAAGGAAAGGCAACCGGGGCGGGGGAGAAAGGCTACGTCGGTAAGAGTGGCAACTACTCCCGACGGAACGACCCCGCCCCGGCTGCGATCAGGGTACCTCAGATGAGGTCGTCGTCGTCGACTTCGATCTCGGCGAAGTCCTCGTCGGGGCTGGATGCACCGCCGCCGAAAGACTCGTCGTCACGGGCCTTCATGATGTTGTTCAGGAAGAACGAAACACCCTTCGACTCGTTGTTGTAGGCGAACGACGTGACGCTGAGGTAGGCCCAGCATCCCGAGTAGATCTCGGTCGCGTCGAGGATGGGCTGGCGGTCGGTGTCGACCAGACCCACCTTCTTCTTGGACCGGGCGTTGAGGAGGAAGTGCCCCTCGTTCTCGGGGTACTTCTCCAGGTCGGTGTCGTCGCCGTCCTGGAACGCGATCTTGAGGTTGCGCGGGATCTTGCCGTTCCACTTCGCGCCCTTGCCGTAGTCCTTGGCCTCCTCGATCGCTTCCTCGATCTGCTTGATGAGGGCCTTGTCCTTCTTGGGGATCAGGGCGCTGGTGCGGAACACACCGTCGTCATCGGGCAGGAAGGTGAACGTCAGTCGCACCGGCTTCTTCGTAACCACTTTCGCCATCAGGCTTCTCCATTCTCGATCCCTGCGAAGTCCGTCTCCGCAGAGTGGAGAGCGTCGGCCGGTGGCCGGGGGTCGCTCTCCTTGGCGAGAGACAGGCGTCCCTCGCTCATCCCGAGGTACTCGCCAAGGAGTTCCTCGAGCCTTTCACCGCCCCCGACCAGTTTGTCCAACTGGCCGAAGGTGGAAATCTTGCGCTTGGACACGTCGTCCCAACCGTATCCCGCTTCGAGGAGGCGCTTGATCGCCTTCTCCTCGTCGGTGATCTTGCGCCGCCCGCCGCTCTGCACGACCTTGAAACCCGGGACCGACCCGGCCTCCTCGTAGGCTTGCTTCAGTGCAGCGTCTTCGATGTCAGTGATCCACCGCTTCAGTTCGCTGGTGCGGCTGTACGCCTCTGCCATCTCATCGCCGGTGAGGACATCGGGGTCACCGAAGTCGATGGCAAGCATCCGCTTCATGCGGGGCTTGCAGATACCGGCCACCGGGCACCATCGGCAGACCTCTTCGCTGGGTCCGAAGGGCGCGTCGTCGCTCAGCGCCAACTTCGCAGCGGGAATGACGTCGTCCCGCCAGTTGAGGAGTTCGTGACGGGTGAGCGTCTCCTCGCTGATGTTGTTCATTCGGGGCTGCCAGACCGTGGTCGTGATCTCGTGAATCGTGAGCGGGTCCTCGATCAAGGTCTCGAGCGCGCCCACCCCGTAGAACCTGAGTTGCGGGTTCCCCACACACTGGACCTTGACACCCGCGCCGTACTTGATGTCGATGACACGGATGCGCCCACTCGGGTACACGATGACCGCGTCGGCGGTGCCCCACACGCCCGGGACGCCGGTGTCCACCACGACCTCGAGGTAGAGCACCGCCCCCTCCTCTTCGGCGAGACACTCCTGGAGGAACTCGATCCACTCCTCGACGTACCGGAGTTGGTCGTCGTGCCAGTCTTCGAGAGCGTTGAGCGCCCAGTCCAGCATCCCGAGATCGTAGTGGCCGACCTCACCGTCCAGAAGCCGGTAGGACGCGACCACTTCGCAGAGCGTGTGGAACATCGTGCCCTCTTCGGCGTAGATGCTGTCTTCCTGCTCCGGCGCGTGGTCCCTGATCATGCGAACCGACGCGGGGCACGCGGTCCAGCGATGCGAGGCACTCGGCCCCAAGATCGCGTGCCCTGTACGTCCTTCACCCATCAGACTGGCCTCATCCACGTCACGGTGACTTCGCCCGGCACGGACCAGTCCACATCCACGATGTGAGCCCCTCGGTTCACACCGTCGTCAGGCTTCGGGATGGGTACGGAGAACCCGTCCTCGTTGACGTCGTAGACGACACGGTGAAGTTGCACGGTGTTCATCAGATGAGGTCCTCCAGGTCGGCCTGGACGTACTTGGCGAACTCCATCTCGAGGACGGCCCGCCACTGGTTCCCGTGCGTCTCGAAGAACTCCTTGATCTCGTCACGGGACGCCAGCCGGTCGAGCCGAGCGCCGTCGTTGATGACGGCGATCTGCTCGCGGTGGGCGTCCGTGAACTCGTCGCGGAGGTAGACGGCTACCTTCATCCGAGCGCCTTGAAGAAGTCGCGGACGTTGTCGGCGTTGAGCTCCCGCACCCGGCTCGCTCCGGCGGCGTCGAGCGCCTCGCGGACCTGCGCGGCCTCACCACCGGCCACCATCTCGGTCGCCTTCTTGACGGCCAGCGCCAGCAGTTCCTCGTCGGACTGCTCGTCGTCGATGTCCTCGTCCTCGTCCTCATCTTCCTCGACGGGCTCCTCGGCCATCGGCTCCGGCTCCGGCTCCGGCTCGGGCTTCGCCTTCTTCTTCGCCGGCGTGCTCTTCTTGGCGGGCTTCGCCTCCGGCTCCGGCTCCTCCAGGTCCTCCGGCTCCGGGAGACCTGCGGTGCCCACCAGCATCGCGAGGATGCGGACGTCGAGGGGCGACAGTTCTTCGGTGGTGTCGATCGAGATTTGCATTCACGCCTCCATGGTGAAGTAGTCGACCACTGTCGGTCGAACAGGGGTGTCGTTGCCCTCGCCATCGCCCGGCCCCACGATCAAGGCCGTGCCGTGCAGGACGACGCCCACACCGAGGATTCGTTGCGCGAACAGGGTCGCGAACGGGTTGGGGGGAAGGCTGCGGAGCAGGCCCTCCTCGTTGACGTAGATCGTTGCCACCTTGCCGAAGACGCCCTCGATGTAGCCGTCAACGACGGCCTGGAACGAACCGAGGCTACTCTCGATCTCGGTGTCTTGGACGGTGCCGTCGGGATCTACGATCACGGCTCTCAATGTTTCTGCCATCTGGCTTCGCCTTTCTCTGGTCCGCCGGGGATGCCCTCCGGCGCGTTGCCTACGCATAGCCTAGCGCGTGGGTTATCTATTGGACAAGGGGGTGCTTCGGTCAGTTGCATCAACCTGAACCATGCTGGTGATCGTGATGACCCCACAGGTGTTGCACTTCCACATCTCGATCATCGTGCTGCTACCGCTCTTCGCTGGGTCGACACCGTAGAACAGGTCTCCGTCCTCGCTGCCACAACACTTCGGGAGACAACGGTCCATCAGATGAGATCCTCCATCTCTCGTCTCTCCACGTCCGCAGGCCAGTGGAACCGCTCCGTCGGCTGGCCGCGGAACTTCGCCAACTTCTGCCAGGAGACGTCCTTCCACCCGTGCTCGCTGCCGGGGATGCGCTTCTCCTTGAGGTAGTTCGGCCCGATCTCGTAGTTCTGGAGGATGTCGTACTCGTACTCCATGAAGAGCGGAAGAGTACGCTCGTCGCGGATCACCGACTTCTCGAGGTTGACGTCCTCGGGCCAGTGGTCGAACGCGAACGACGGTGTGCAGAACACGTCCAACCCGTTCTCCAGCACCGTCGCCATGAGGCCGATGTCCTCGCCGGTCACACCGAAGTGCTCGATGTTCAGCCGGATGTCGTGCTCCTTCATGCGGGCGGTGTTCCAGATCATGGCCTGCCGGGGCGTCGCCCCGCCGTTGAGGATGTAGCGAGTGCGGTGGTTCTCGATGGAGAAGGACATATGGCGCTTGATCATGCCGCCGACCACGGCCTTCGGCTGCTCGGCGAAGACCTCCAGCCCCAGCCGCCCGAACGCCGTGATGGAGGACTCTTCCATGGCCACCAGTGTCCCGAAGTACTCCTCGGCATCCGTCGCCGATGCGACCCCGCTGCACAACTCCCCGATGTTCTTGCCCTGCACCTTCGCCCGCTGGTACATGAAGCGGAACTGGAGTACGTCATCGTCGAGCATGATCACCTCGTCGTGCCCGTACTCGCGAGCGATGTCGAACGCACCCCACCGGGCCGCTCCGCACGAGCCGATCTGGTCATCGGGCAGGCTGACGACCTGGAGCATGGGGAACGCCTCGGCGTACATCTCGGCCTGCGAATCACGGACCACGACGTAGATGTCGTCCGTGCGCTCGTAGTGCTGCATCTTCAGCAGGGTGGGCGCGTCGAGCCGGTTGTACGAAATCACGTACATCGGCACCCGGTCGTTCTTGTCGTGGGACTTGACCCACTCGACCATCTCGTGTAGCAGCATCTATCCGGTTCCCTCTTCTTCCTCTTGCCAGTCGTAGTCCTTCTCTTCCAACTCCAAGATCAGCGTGTTCGTGGCGAGTTCGCGCTGGTCGTCGTTCAACCCCAGCACGTCCATCACACGCTCCAGCGCGTGGCTGATCATGTCGAGTTGCTTCGCCTCGATCTCGACCCGCGCCTGCTCCATGCGGTCAGCGTGGTCCAGGCCCACCACGCGAGAGCGGCGCTCGGTGATCTTGAGGGCCGTCTCGATGTGCTTCCACGACCCCTCCCTGATGCCGTCTTCCAACGACTGCATCAGCATCTTCTGGGTCGCCAACTCTTCCTCGATGAACTGCGAGTAGGACTTCTGCCGGTTCTCCTGCCACCGCATACGGACTTGCTCGAGGTCGCTCTTGATGACCCGCTCGGTGACCCCCAGCCGCTCTGCGATCTTGGCGGGGCTGAACCCCATCAGGGTCAACTCCGCTACGAATTCCAGCCTGTCGTTACTCATGGGGTGTACCTCACCTGTCGTTGTCCATCATGCTCACGCACCTCCATCCACGGGTGGTGTCCGTACATCAGCGACGACCACGCAAGGTCGCCCCCCTCTGGCCAGTGATAGACATCATCCCACGGATTCCACTGCCCACGACGATCGCCCCGTAGGTACTTACTCATGGCTGCGAAACGTAGTACGAAACTCTGACGCGAGATGCCCATCTCCGCCGCGTAGAGGTCAGCGAGGTACCTCCACTGCCGAAGGTTGATCGAGTCTGCCCGCTTCTGCACCACGGGGGACAGGTGGTCTAACTCCTGACCGGCCCACACGTCCTCATCAGTAACGACGCACAGGAACGGCCCATCTGCGAGGATGTCCGGGAAGTCGAGTTCTTGCCCCCTCTGGAACGCGACTGGATCGTTCGGGTCCCAATGGACGAAGAAACAGGTGTAACTCCACCGGGCCATGTTGAGGTGTATCACGTCCTCTCGATCAATCAGTATCATGCACAACCCTCGCCTTTCGTCGCATCTGCGCCCCGCGCTTCTCCTCTTCGTATTCCACGTCTTCCATCTCGACGACGGCTTCCCACACAGATTCCCCGTACTCTGCACGGTCTCGCAGATGAGGCCTCAGCCTCTGCCACGTCACCCACTCACCGTCCGCCTGAAGCAAGATGCCACGGGCGCTCTTCACCAGCCGCGCCAACTTCTCCTTGCCGACTTCCTCGTTCACCCGCTCGTCGCTGCGCCGTGCCGCCTTCTTCCTGTCGAATGCGGTCCTAGCCACAATCTTCTCACACTCCAACTGTGTGCGCTTGGACGCGGCCAGGATCGTGTCCGCAATCTCGATGTGCAGGTCCTCGATAACAATCGACTCGTGAAGGAAGGCGATGCCCGCTGCCACCTTGAGGCGAAGCAGATTGTGGTGACCGAACTTACTCAACTCCCCACCCTCGGACGATTCCTGGCTGACCTTGTAGTCGTGTTCCTCCAACTCCTCCAAGATCCAATCCGGGTATCGCACGACCGGATCGAAGATCGAGAGCGGCATCAGGAACGCGTCGTCCCACCCGAGAGGTCCCGGCCACGCCGGACGATCGCGAGGGTGTGTGGGGTTCTTCGGGTCAGTGACCTGCGCCCAGATGAACCGCTGCGGGGTACCCACATCACGTCCGTCGAGCAGGACACCGGCCTTTGAGGGCTGCACTCCAATCACGAACTGGAAGTTGTATGTCCCTGCTCGCAAGGTCCGTTGCCGCTCTTTGGTCGCGTTGCTGCTTCCCGTCGAACCACCCGTCAGCATGGTCCTGATCTCGCCGAGCAGGGTGCTTCCGGTGTCGGTCGCGAGTGCGCCGAGTGTCTCGACCTCATCTGTGACGAAGATTGCCCGTGGGTCGTTGACCAACACGTTCTTCTTCTCTTCTTCGTTCCACGTCATGTAGTGCTGGATCAACCCCTGCCCGGTGGACGGACTGTGGTCAATCTGGTCACGGGCCAGGAGCGCCATGCTCATCTCGACAATCGAGGTCTTCCCTTGTCCACTCGACCCGACCAGCGCCACCCCGAGATTGAGGGCTGCTCGTTTGCCGATACCCCCATCCTCAGCACCGGGGAGGTAGATCCCAGCAGGTGCTTCCGCGAGAACACGCGCCAGAACGGTTGCCAACATCGCATATGGATTTCGGCCCAACTTGTCCGCGGCTTGCTTGACGTGCGCGAGACGTGGGGTCTTGTCCCAGAGGTGGACCTCCAGGTCTACGTCCTCGAAGTCCGCCTGCGCCATCTTCGTGGGCGTCGTCTCGGGCAGGGTGGGGCCAGTCTCTTCGGCGTACTGCCGGGCCGACCTCACGCTGGCGTTGAACTCGGTACGAAGGTACGGCTCTTCGGCGGGCACTCTCTGGGCCGCAGCCCACAACGCATCCAGCACGGTTTCCTCGTCCAACGCTCCCGCAGCACAGAAGCGGAGGAGCAGGGGCATCCAGTGGAAGACCGCCTCGTTCCTACCGGCGAACTCATCTCGCTCGAGGACGTGCTCCACCTGATCACAGGCTTGAAACAGGATCTCGAGTGCCCGCTCGATGTCCTCGCCAGTGGGGTCCGGAACCGTATGCGCCCCGCTGCGGCTCGCGGGAGTGGCCGGGGTACCCGTACCCCGCCCGCCCGCTGCGGGAGCGTCAGAAGGGCCGTGGTGCCCGTCCAGCCACTCATCTACCGGCAGGTACGGCGCGTGCCCGTTGGGAGCCTCCCAGAAGTACGTCGCCTCGTCCTGGGTGGACGGACTCCACATGAATCGCTCGGCCTGCGCGGTGGTCACGTCGAACCGCGACCCGTCCAGCCGGTTCATCACCGTCCAGGCGAGTTCCTTGTACTCGTTGGGTCCGACTCCCCGGGACAGGGGGATGATCAGCCGGTAGCGGTGAGCCTCAACCGTGTGCCTCCACGTCGTGTGGATCAGGTACGGTGTGTCGGGCAGGACGCTCGCCACGTCGAAGGGGAAGTCCACGTCGGCGTAGTCCGCGTCCAGCGTGAGGAAGAACCGCTGCTCCACGGTGCGACTGGTGCGTCGCCCGTGCTGGAGGGTGCCGCCCACGTAGGGGCGGACCTCCTTGCTCGCTGCGGGCTGGTCCGGCTTCAGCCAGCGAACGAAGGTTGACCATGACCGGTCGTGAATCGGCGACCAACTCGCGGTCGTCCTGTTGCGCCCCGTCGACCAGCAGAGGGTCGGGGCGTCAGGCGCTGGCTCGGGCATCGATGTCACTTCGCCGTGAGACCCTTGACGTATGCCTTCGCCTCACCGATGCTGCGGAACGCAGCACCCACCTCGTTGTCGAGGAGACCGCGCCCCACGACCACCGAGACCAGACCGCCGCCGCTGGCGTGGACAATGGAGTAGAGCGTGCCGTCGTGCTCCATACCGAGCATCAGTTCCTGGCCCTCGTACACCCCCGCGAACCACGGAGGGTCGTCTGTCGGCACGAAGGTGAGGGTGTTGCCATCCCCGTCGTCGTACGCCTCCTCGATGATCTTGCGGTTGTCGTCGTACAGGATCAAGGTGCCCCGGTTCTGCTGGAAGCGGCGGGCGAAGATGCTGTTGAGACACTCCCGAAGCCCCCCGGCGACTAGTGCTTCCTGCACGTCTTTCCATTCTTCGTCAGTCATCGACGTCACTGCACATCTCCTTGACTCTCTAGCAGGTGCTCTACGAGGGAGACGCAGAGCGCTGCGACCTGGAGTGCTTCCGTCATCGCGTGGTGGGAATCCTGAGCATCGAATAACTCAGCCACCTCCTCGCGGATCAGGTGCATCCAGGTCGGCTTGCCGTGGGTGTTCACGTACTGCTCGTAGTCGGCGCGGAACGCAGCCTCGACGCTGCCGCTGTCGGCGTCGCTGTACGGGGACAGCCACGGGTAACGCGACACGCTACTCCCGATGCCTAGCAGCAGGTCGTCGTTGCTTCCGTACGTCTGAAGTTGCCGAGTCCGCTCCTCGCGGATCAGGTGCAGCGCGAACTCACGGCGCTGAGTGGTGCCGCTCATCGGCGGGGCCGATTCAATGGAAGGTAGCCACCCCGAAACCCGGTCTGCGCGGCCTGCGCCGAGCGTCGGGTGTTGGAGATCATAGTGGACATCCGGTCGATTCGTTCCAGTGACCGGGGCTTGCGGTACACCTCCCACGGGTCGACCCCGATGCGGATGCAGAGGTCGTCGAGCAGCACGTCGAGTTGCATTTGAGCCTCTCGCCGAGCCACGGCTGCCACGCGGGCAATCACCGGGTCAACCATCTCAGGCCTCGCAGGCTTCGTACTCGGGGGCACGGGACACTTCCTCCTGGAACGACTCAAGGCCGACCTCGCCCTTCACGAAGTCGATTGCGCCCTCCTCGTCGCGGGCCTTGACCGTCACCGTCATGGTGACCTCGAAGTCCTTCTCGAGTGTGATCAGCCCCCACTCTCGGGCGAACTCGTCGTACTCCCCGCACCACTTCTTCGACACGGCCATATCGTAGATGGCCTGCCTCAGCCCCTCGAAGTGGTCCCGGTGTTCGCGGAGGTCGCGGTCCGCCTTGTCCGCACGACGGACCAGTGTGCTGCGGACGCGGGTCATGCGGTCCACCCACGCGGGGCTCCCCGGCTCCTCAAGGAGAGCGGCATCCACCGGATTGACGGACAGGGTGCCCGTACCCGTGAGGTCTTGGAGGGTGGTGCCGTCGATCGCCATGCGGATGATGCCCGCGTACTGGTAGAACGCGCCAGTCTTCAATGGCTCGCTCAAGATGCGTGTTTCTGGGGATGACTCCGTCATGATCTTGCCTTTCTCTAATCCGCCGGGGACCTCCCCCGGCGCGTTGCCTATGGCTAGCCTAGCAGTGGGCTAGTCCATCTTGGTACCCGTGCCGTCCATCAATTGCTCGGGCGGATACACTTGAACGAGCGTCTCCGCGTCCACGATTGCACCGACCGCCCGGTCCAGGCCGAAGCCTGCGAAGCCCGCCATCACATCCGCGACACATCGCCACCCTGAGTCGCGGACGATGGTGCCGTCGCTCAACTTGAGCGCGAGTTCTCGACCAGGATGCCTCCACCAGTAATCGCAGGGATGCCCGACCACACACGGTCCCGCGTCAGCGTCCGCGCAGGTCCCGGAACCCTCTGGGCAGTAGCCGCTCACCGCTTCCCTCTCTTCAGCACTTCCATCAGCGCGTCCTGTCGACTGATCCGGCCCTGGACCACGTCCAGCACCTGCTCGTCTACTGTATCCCGTGCGATGATGTGGTGAACAGCGACTGCCGGCGACGGCTGACCCTGCCGCACCAGACGACCGATCCCCTGCGTGTAGTACTCGCTCGACCAGTCCATCGAGTACCAGATCATGAGGCTGCCGCCGCGTTGAAGGTTGAGGCCATGACCCGCGGACGCGGGGTGCGCGAGGAGGATGGGGATGTTGCCCCGGTTCCAGCGGTCGATGGCGTGCGGGGACTTCACGTCCACCGCGCCGTCCAGATGGAGCAGCCTGCGCCGGTCCTCCTGGAAGCGGTAGAAGATCAGGGCAGGCGCACCCTGCGCGTCGTCGAGGATCTCGTGGACCGCCTCCATGCGGAGCATGTGGTGGTGCGTGATGTCGGCCTCGTCCGACTCCTCCGCGCCCACCAGTCCGCTGTGATACATGAATCCCGCAGCGATCTGGCTCAACTTGTTCGACTTCGCGGCGGCGTGCTCCACGCTGGCAAGGGTCTCGCCCACCTCCGCAACGAAGTGAACGTTCATCTCGTCGTACGCCTTGCGTACTTTCTTCGGCAGGTCGAAGCGGTGGTAGACCTCGTTCTTCACGGGGTACTGGACGTGGCTCTGGTCGATGGAGATGCAGAGGTCCTTGATCGCGTTGTGGATCACTTGCTCAGCGTGCGGCCGGAGCGTCCAGTTGGTGATGATGCCGTTCGGCAGCCGCCCACCCGGAGCGAAGTACTTCGTTCGGTACGCGGTGAGGGTGCGCTCCAGCCGTGCGCCCCTGTCCAGGAGGAACACCTGCGGCCAGAGGTCGAGCAGGCTGTTCGGCGTGGGCGTGCCGGTCAACCCCCAGACGTAGGGCATGTTCTTCACCAGCCGGTTCGCGTGCCTCCACCGCTGCGACCCACGGTTCTTGAAGCCGGACAACTCGTCGATGATGACGGTGCGGTACTTCGGCTTCTTCCTGCTGACGAGATCACCGCCGAAGGTGTCCCGTGTGATGAGGTGCAGGTCGGTGTCATCCTGGAGCCGTTCCTTCCGGTGCTCGGCGCTGCCGCGCACCAGCGAGTAGGACAGGTCGGGCCTCCACTTGGCGATCTCCTCAGGCCACGTCTCCTCGGTCACCCGCTTCGGCGCAATGACCAGCGCGGGCAGATGGACCTCGGTCAGCGCGGACAACGTGATCGCCGTCTTGCCCAGACCGGGCACCAGGAACAACCCCGCCCGCGGATGCGCGTGAAGGTGGGCCACGGCGTCCTTCTGGTAGTCGTGCAGCCGCGGATCCAGTGGGTGGTGGGGCACGGCGGCGACATCCAGTGCGAGTTGCAGCGCGTCCAGCGGGTCGATCAGGGGTTCTTTCACGGCGCTCGTGTACTCCATCAGTCGTGTGCTTGCCGAGTCTGGTGGGCGGTCAGTCCTCGCTGCGTGCCGAACGACTTCCCACAGTGGCAGGTGAACTCGCCCGTGGGCTTCTTCCGCTTCTTGCGGTTGGACACGGGGCGGGCCTCCTGCAAGAACGTGCCGTAGAGGCAGTCGTCGCAGAGGTCCATCTCCTTCTCTACCGTGCGCGCTGTGAACCGAACGGCGCTGTCCCCCTCGACCTCCTCCTCGATCTCCTCGTCGCAGGCGTCGCAGGTGACCACGATGCTTACCCTACGCATGGCAATCACACTCCATCTCCGTGTGCTCGTTGATTCCGTAGTCGCAGTTCTTGCAGACCCGGAAGCACAACACCTCACCCGGCTCGTCCGGGTCGGGACAGGTGGTCTCGATGAGTACGCTGTCGTCCTCGCCACATGATGGACACCTCATGCCATGTTCCTCACTCTCAGTTCGGCCCGCTCGTCGCGGGTCAGCCTTCCCTCGCCCGGTCTCAGGTATCCCAGCGGGTAGGACATCCGGGTCGACATGATGAAACCGCTCTCGTCCAGGTGCTGGTACTTCTCGGCCTTGCACCGAGTGCAGATGAGGGTGCGGACGAAACCACCCTCTTCCTTGTGCGCGGTGTACGGCGACCACGAGTGCTGAAGATCCCGGCACCAGAGTTGGTCGTCGGTCGGTTGCCACGGGTGGCCCTTCTGCGTGAAGCGCGGCTTTCTCGTCCGGCTCATTCGCTGATCCTGTCTGCGTAGTAGATGACTTGGTCCTTCTCCTCGTGCCCGTCAACGCCGCTCCACTCGGCCTCCCCCTTCTCGATCAGGGCGTTGATCTTTTCGCGGGTGGTGCGGGAGTACGCCTTGCCGCTCCGGGACTGGAGGTAGTAGAGGTGCTCGGTCATGGCCGGTGCCACCTCCCCCACTTCGCCTCCTGCACGAAGCCTGCCTCCATGAGGAGCCGGCGACGCAGCACGGACTTTCGTCCCGTGAGCATGTTCAGCGGCGGCGGCTTGCCGAGCAGGAGGTTGAGGTCCGTTGGGCTGGGGGCCTTGTTCGGGTTCCGCCGGAGGCACTCGTTGAACGCCCACGTGAACCGGGCTTCCTCACCCCCGGTCTGTCGCTTCCGCAGGTGCTCAGGCATCTCCCGAGGCGTCACTGTCTTCATCGCTCACCTCCTCGTATCGGTCGAACGGGTGGGTACCGTGGATGATGTACTCCGCGAGGCTCACCAGATCGTAGATGTCGGGCGGGGACGTCGTCCCGAGTGGCCCCGTGGTCTTGCTGCCGACAGACCGTGCCGCCTGAAGCGCCTCCAGTCGTGCGACCTGCTGCTCGCTCAGGTGTTCAGTGCTGCTCATCCCAGTTCCTTTCGTCCGTAGAGGTTGGCCTTCTGTGCTGCGTCCTGTCCGGCGACGGCTGCCCCGGCGCTCCAGTTGGACGTGTTGCTCCCCTTCCAGGAGCCCCTCACACCCAGACGCTTGAACTCGTGGGCCACGTAGTCCGAGACCTCGACAGCCTTCTCCCGCAGCGCGAGTTCCGTGCTGGTGCTGTCGTTGCCGTCGGTCAGGGCCAGCACCTCACGCTCGGTCTGCTTCACCGCCTCCCGGAGTCGACGGCCCACCTCCCACGCGAAGTTCTGGCAGAAGGTGATCCGTGCGCTGATGGTTGCCACGCCTGAGAGCAGGTGCTCCCGTGACTGAAGGTAGCGGTCGCTCTCATCGAACATCATGGGTGTGATGCGCTTGATCATGAGTTCCGTGAGGTGGACGTCCTCGCTGAAGCCAAGGAACGTCATCCACTGCGACTTCCCGCGGATCGTACACTGCGCCCCGTGTGCCCGAGCGATGGCGCTGCCCAACTCCACCGCGAGATTGCGGTACGTCACGTTCGGCAGCGCGGTCAGCGCGAACATGCCCCCGGTGATGGGACGATCTCGGTTGTCGCCGTTCTCGCCGTCGGCCTGCTTCTTGCGGATGAGTGCGAGATTGATGGAGTGCTCGGCGGCCAGCCCCTCGGCTTTCTCCAGGTAGGTCCGGCGCTCTTCGTCGGTGCCTGCCTTGTCCGCGTGAGTGAGCAACTTGCCCACCTTGTCGGTGATCCCGTCGCCCTTGTCGCTGGTCGTCAGCCCGATCTCCGCGTAGCAGTCTTCCAGCAGGGCGGCGTCCCAGCCGAGGGCATTCACGATGTCCACCATCGCCTGCCGGAACGCGGGTCCATGGCCCGCGCCCGGTGTGAGGTGGTGTGCGAACTCGTGGATCGCCGTGCCCGTGGTCAGCGCCCAGACCCCGCCCTTCGCGTAGGGCGGGATGAAGACCGTGGCGGTGCCCGCGTCGTAGTGAGCGTGGAGCGCGCCCCGCCGTGGCTTCACGGTCGGCGGCTTCACGTCGGCCACGTCGTGCTCACGGCACCGCTCGGTCAGGGTGTAGTAGAACGGCCAGACCTCGTTCCAGTCGCCGAAGCGAATGCGGGCCTGCTCCTCCTTGGCCTTCCAGATGTCCTCGGCCGCATACACGGCCTGCGCCTGATCGGTGGTCATGACACGCTCACCCACCGCATCGCCGTCTGGAGGAGGTTGTCGTAGTCGCCGGACATCGACTCCTGGTGGTACTGGTCGATCTCCTCCTTGCTGACGCCGTGGCGCTTCAGCGCCTTGGCGACGGCACCCATGATCGCGTAGGCGTTGCCGTCCTCGCCGGAGAGTTGGACCTCGACCTCGGGGTACTTGGTGTCGCTGCTGCTCATGTCAGTTCTTCCTCTTCTTCAGGCTCCGCCGTCACTAGGTCGAAGCAGTACTCGCAGTATCCGGTGATCCGGACCTCACGTGCGCCGTCGTGGCTGTAGACGTGGCCCTCAATGAGCGCCTCGTCATGTGGTGCGAAGAACGGGTAGTGCCTGCATCTCGGGCAAGGACGACCCATCTGGGCTTCGTCGGCTCCCTCTTGAAGATACGTGAGGAGTTCGATCCGCCGCTCCCTCGAGGTCTCGAGGGTCTCGAACTCCCGCTGGAGGGCTGCCTTGCCCTCGGCGCTCAGTTCCTCGAAGCGCGACATCACAGCGCCCCGATCTCGATCATGGCGCTGACCCACTCATCCAGGTTGACGCCGGGGTTCTCGAGCATCCAGTCGTCCGCCTCCTGGATCTCGTCGCTGGTGGGCTCGCGGTCCAGGTAGTACCGAAGTGCCTCTCTCGTGTTCATCAGAACGCCTCGCTTTCAGGAACGATGTCGAACCCGGCCTCGCCGCACCACTGCGGGTCTGGGCCGGCGATGAAGACCCCGTGCTCGTGCGCGGGGGTAATGCTGTCAAAGGCCTCGCCGCAGCCCCGGCAGACCAGGAACTGCGTCTCCTGCTCAGTCATGACAGGGCCTCCTCGTCGTATCCGCCGTCCCAGCCGTTGTCCTGGAGCATCTCGATCGCCGCGTCCTTGGGGTGCATCCCCGCGTCGTACGCCGACCAGTAGTCCCAGTCCTCCAGGTCGTCGTAGGACATCACGATGCGACGCTGGACTGCGCGGTTCACGGCGTGCAGCCACACCGCGAAGTAGACGTCGTCAGTGTGGTGCCGCTCCTTCAGCCGGTCACCGTCCTTCTCGACGACCGCCGCCAGCCGTGGGCCGGGGAGGTTGTTGATCCAGTCGTTCGGGCTGGTGGTCATCACTTGCCCACCATCCTGGCCCACCCGGCGAGACGGATGTAGTGGCGGACGAGCGCGTCGTCAGTGCCGAACCGGGATGCCTCGCGCTGGGCGATGAACTCGATGTACGACGACTGTGACTCGCCTTCTCCCTGGTCCCGGAAGAAGTTGGTGGACTCCAGGCGGCGGAGCTCCGCTGCCGGGTCGTCCTTGATCACGACATCATGCATGACTAGCCTTTCTCTCAGCGGGGAGCCGATCCCCCCGCGTTGCCTACGGCTAGCCTAGCAGGCGGCTAGTCTTTCATGCTAGCCGTAGCGTCAAGTCCTTTTGCCCACTCCCGGACGGCATCGGTTGACGAGAGAACGATGACCTCGAAGCCGAGGCGACGAAGACGATTGTGGACGACGGTCTGGTGAGGCTTGACGGTTCCCGTCGGCGACTTGGTCTCGACGAACATGATCCTCCCACCGGGGAGGAGGATGATCCGGTCCGGCAGGCCAGAGACCGACGGGAGGAACTTGATCGCCCAGCCTCCGCGGTCCTTGACCTCCCAGCCGAGCACCTTCTCGACGCGGCTCTCCTTCACGCCGTCAGCCCCAGCCTCTCTTGCTCGGAGCGGAACCACTGGTAGGTTCGCTCGGCCTCAGCCTTCGCAGCCCGCCCGATGTGGAGCGGTTGCCGCCACTCACCGAGGAGCCAGTAGAGCCACGAGTGGATGGCGTCGTGGCAGTTCGAGCAGACCCAGAGGTCCGCCGGGTACACGATCTTCCCGTACAGCCGGTTCTGGAGGAAGACCGGCTTCGTGTGGTGGTACTCGGTCATCACAGGCGTCGGCGCGTGGTACGACACGAGTTGGCACGGGCGCTCCGCGTACTGAGCGGTGCGCTGGTCCGGCGCGTGGATTCTCACAGGCGCACCTTCTGCGGGAAGGCCATCTCCCCGAAGTCATCGATCAGCGGGAGGAGGTCGTACTCCCAGATCCATGCGCCGCCGTTGTCACCCCAGTCCGCACCCCACGAGTTCTCGATCCGGTAGCGGAGGAACCCGTTGAGCCAGTTGAAGCCGGCGATCGCGTAGGCGTGGCCGCCGACCTTCTTCCCCGTGGGGTGGACGAAGCCGTCGACGTCGGTCTCGTACATTCCTTCGTACCACCACGTCCCAGCCTCGCCGGCTCCGTGGTACGACAGGCCGTGCCTGATCTCCGGCCCGGTCTTGGCCCAGCGCCAGCCCTTGACGAACCCGGCCTCGCGGGCAGCCTTCATCGCGCCGTTGACCGAGGATCCCTCGTAGTCCTCGCCGGGGTACTCGTCCAGGAAGCGGGCGCGCTCGTAGATCTTGAACGCCTGTCGGTTGCTGGTGGTCTGCGGGTACGGGGTCAGGGCGCGGACGTTCTCCTCACCGAAGCCGGTGCAGGCTCCCTCCTGTCCTTGATCCAGGAAGATGGTCTTCTTCCGGATGATGGAGTTGCGCTCCGTGAGGTTGGCGCACATGCGGATGGCGCTGAACCGGAACGGCTCAGAGCGAGGGTCGGGGTTGGGTCGCCAGTCGAGGACGGGTGTGGTAGTCATGGCCCTACGATACCCCGAACCACTCTAGACACTCCTCGCAGAAGTGCATCCCGTTCGGATGGATGCCGCCGAGACAGCGATGGGTGTGGCCGGGGTTGTCCCAGGAGTCCTTCGTCACGGGGCACGGGGTTCGCTTCTCTTTCTCGGGCTTACCCGGACACTCCTCGAACGCGGCAGGCTCGTCCT